GAACGATAGTCAATAGATTCAATGTCATCTCCACCTTCCATATCATTATAATATGTGTATAGGAGTTCTTTTGTAAAGTTTCGTTTAGTCATACACACGATCTCTCCCAATGGTAATTTTATCATAAGAATCTAAATGTTTATCAAACATGGTATCGTCAAAGAAATGAGATACTTGTTGTGGTGCTTGTTCCATTATCATATCGCACAGTTTTAAGAAGTCATCACCAACTTCATTTTCTTCGTGTGCTCTTTTGATAAAACCATACCAAGAATCTAACCCCAGAACAGCACCTTCCATCATGTAAATGTAAATGGAATGATCAGTAACCTCATCCCAATAATATTGAGATGTAGTAATACCAACTTTACCATTAACTTCTACACGAATCATGCCAAGTTCTCTCAATTCATTTGGTAGAGGCATATGAGTAATAGCACTAATATTATAATGACCAGGGCCAAAATGACTCCTAACAGCACGAATGAACTTATCTACATTGATAACACCACCTCGTTCTCTTTGTGCGTTGATACTTTCAAAGTTGGCATCAGTAAGTTTGTAAAGAGTACCTTGTCCATTTAGTTTTTTTGTTTGAATAATAGGCAACTCTTCTTGATCAACAACTTTGCCATCCTCAGTAATTAAATTGGTTCCTTGTACAAATTCAGTCATCATCAACATCTCCAAATACTTCAAGTCCAAGTTCTTCCATAATGTCCTCCATTTCATTTAGAGTTTCAATATTAACCCTAATATCATCCTCATCTACCAGTTCATCCTCACTCAACACCAGAGCATTCCAAATCATATTGAACTGCTCTTCTGTGAGATTCAGTTGAATTGTTTTTTCGGTCATCGTTTGTTCCTCAATTTGGATTTGATTTTTTTAAGAGCATCATTATAACCATCCACAAGGTCAATCACAGAAACATCTTGTGTTCCTTCGTGTGATTGCTCACGAGGCAACCAGAGTTGAATTTGATCTACCAAATCATCAATAGCAGTCTCCATATCCCAATCTTCGTGTGTTGTGAATACATCACACCACCACCGAGTAATCAAATCTTCTAGAGTTTTACCGAGTTCAAACTTCAAGAACTCTGGTGGGTCGGTCTTCCACTTTTCCAGCAACCTATTCACAACCTCATCCATAGGTTTTGGGTTGTCTTTCTCATCCCATTCTACTTCATCATAATACTCTGGTTCATCAACCACATTATCAAACACACCATCTTCCTTTGCCTGCCTCATCGCATCACGAAGTCCTTCTGCGACTTGTTCTGGTGTTTGTGGAGTTGGTTGATATTCAGTCATTGCGGTAGAGCATCTCCCAGTATTATAACCCGTCAAGAAGGCAGAATGCAACCACTTAGTCATCAAATCCTTACGAGTATTCACATCCTCAACTTCACAATCTCCAAAGAACCATTCACAACGGAATGTAAAATTACCATACTCTCCGTTGAACCATTCCTGAAAATTTATTTCGGCAGTGTCTTCCCATTCCCAATCAGTAGTAGGATGTTTAGTCATAGGTCTAATGGTTGTTGACGGTCAGCACTCCACTGTTTAGTAAAGACCAACCATTTTTCTATGTTGGGAGACATTTCAGCAGAGTAATGAATTCCGTCCTCACTAATGGCGTCAAGGTAATGAACCCCACTCTTCGGGCAGATTACTCTGGATACCTGTGTAAATTTTACTCGTTCAGTCATTTTTCTTATAAAACTCTATTTTGAGTTGAGTAATGAGTAAATCAACTTTATCTTCAATACGAGTAAGTCGTTCCTCAATAGTATCTATACGATACTCATCAATTGCTTCTTTTTTAACTGAATACGGGTCAATCGTTGCCATAGTTCCTTGTAATGAATTGAGTAGTTGTTCGTCAGTCATTTCAGTTTCTTCATTTCGTGAACAAGTTGATGAATGTCTTCAACATCTACATACCTGCCAGCATAACCACAATCATCTTCATCAGAAGTTTCGTGGTCATAAGCAAAGTTATTCAGTAGATACTCAAGCACAGCAATACACACATTCACTCTATCACCTTTTCGTGGTCGTAGAGTATATTCTTCTGTGACTTTAATTAGTGTCTCTGCGTGTGTTTTTTGTGGAATCATTTCAAAAGATTTTTCAAGTGAGTGAGAGTTTCGCCAGTCCAGTGTTTGTTGTCACCATGAGGAGGATACAACTTGCTATACCACATACCATACAACACAGGGTTTATGTGTTGGATCTTCTCCAAAGTGTTAGCAATCTGAAAGTCGAGAGTGTGCTGGTCGTCCATTGGTTTGTTTGAACTGAAGTTATTATACAGCAAAAAGGCACCTGTGGAGATGCCTTGTGCCAGTTTAGAGATTGTCTTCTTCTTGTCTTTCAATCATAAAGATATCATTTAAAAACTCAAGGGCATATTTACCAACGACCCAAGCATCTTTATCTTCAAAGAAACGATTTCCAATAGTTCTCATATCATAACCCTCTTTACCTTTATCAAAGAAAGCAATCACATAACAGGTTGGGTCTTTGAAGAAACTATCTTCTTTTTGAGGCATCCACTTGACGAGTTCATACTTGTTGTTGCCTGGACTCCAACGGAACTCAATATCACGAAATCTCATTTGCCCAACTCACTAAGTTTCTCATCCACAAAATAAGTAACATCAATCTTATTCACATCCACACCCTCATCTTGACAATCAAGAATAAACTCCATAAAATCACCAAGGATTAAACAAGCACGGAGTTTATCATTCTTGGTGATAGTAGTGCTAGGATGAGCAACATGATGTGTAATGTGCTCATAGAGTTCATCGTAGGTCATTCGTTTTCCTCAAAATCAAACCATTCGTAAATGCAATCCATTACATTTTTTTGAATACTGTCAATTATAGCACCTTCAGTAGGATTTTCAACATGCTTGTGAGCACGTCTATATCCATATTGAACTCCTTCATTGATTGCCATCTCCAATACTTGATGAAATTTGGGTTTCATAAGATTACATCCTTGATTTCAGTGATAACTTCCCAATCTTTGTCAGTCTTGTCACCGAAGCGATTGCTACCAGTGCGAGTGCTGACCCAGAAGAAGTATTTGCGATTCTCGGCAGCAAGAAACAACTCACCACCGGTGTCCTGCTCTACAATGCAGACAGGATTATTGTCCATTGTATTCGCTAGACGATTCTTCGCTTTGCTGCTTTTGGGTTTTACTACGACTTTTCTCATTTTGAATTTCAAGTTTGAGTTTGCGAATACCAGTTACAAAATAGGCAAAGTCACGAGTCTCTGTAATCGGTTTCATTTCACCACATACACCACACTTTGACTCATATACAGATGAACAACCTACAGAATACACACCATACTTTCGACCACAATCAAAACAAGTGTTGTAGGCAGTTTCAAGTTTCTTCAGTAGTGCCTTCTTTTCTTTGAGGTTCATAGCAGAGTTCTACTCTGTATTTGTTTTTGAGGTTGTCTGTGAGGTAATCATACAACAGGTCGGCAAACCCATAGTGGGGTCTTGTGCCAGTTTCAATACTGGACGACGTTGCCACCGTCCACATAATATCTAACGATTTTTTGTCAGGTAAAGTCTTCATCTTCAACATCCCACACATCTATGAGATGATCCATTACTTCATCCATAGAATATGTCTCCACCTTACCCAGTTCAATGTCCTCAACCATTTGCATCAGATGTTCAAGAAACTCTTTCGGATAAACATCATCTTCATTCAGTGATGCCCAGAACCATTCGATACATTCTGTTTCAGGATCGTCTTCTTTAAGTAGAGCATAACCAGCATAATCTGATGTCATTAGATTTGCCCAGATGCGGAATGTCATTCGCATACTTTGCCATCCTGTCATCCAACAATGTCCAATCCAATACTCCCACCAATTCATTTTAGTTTTATTTGGATGTGTCCCTTTAACTGGTGTGCTGAACATCTTCTTCCTCAACATCAGGGTCTTCCATATAATCCCAATTCCAAGTCCTTTCAATGATTCCAATATCAAATCCAAACCTATATACCCAGAAGAGAATACTGAGTGTGCTTCCAGTCCCTGATTTGATTTGAAGGTAAGGCCAAGACGGATAATCATTCCAACTTACAGATGCTTGAAGTAGACTCCAACCTTTAATATTCAGGAGTTGGGCATAATACTCTGTTCCAAAATCAACTCTTTTGTTAATCTTAATCAAATTCATCGTATATCCACTTTTTTATATTTTATCACAAGTGCCCCACAAAAACAATACCTTTGTGATTTTTTGAAAGATTTTTATAAACATTATAAACACTTGCATACTTATATTGATTATCTCTACACCAAACGGACAAACAATTAATAATTAATTCTCTACCATCTTCAAAAATTAATTTCCAAATTTTTGTTCTTGGATTATCAATTCCTTGTGTTCTTTTTTTACTTTTTAATCCTATTTTCTTTTTTGTATCTTCACTATGCTTTTTTCCATAAAAATGATTATTTTCTCCCCTTATTTTATTTCGTTCTTCTTCATTCCATCTTTTTAATTGTTTTTGTCTAATTTTATTTTTATGATTTTCTGTATGCCTGTATCCGCTACACCCATCACCACCATCAGTTCTATTATGAAGAATACCTGTTCCTAAATCTTTTCTACCAAACACGGAAATCATATAGATTTCGTGTTGAATTGATTGTTCTTCTGTTAGATTTTTCTTTAAAAAAAGTATTCTATCTTTTGATGGAACAAAAACAGTATGCCCTTTTCTATCAAAAGATCTACGATTTTTACCCTTACCAATATAATAAGGTGTGCCGTCTTCGCGCAAGTATGCGTAAGTGTAGTATTCCATCTGCTTTGATTTAAGTCGCAATAGTATTTATACAAGAAAGGAGCAAAAATGCCCCTTTCCACTTGAGAAATGCGACTTAATCAAGCATGATTATTTAGTAGATAAGTTTCATATCAATAAGGCAACGACTTCAGACCATTCAAAACTTCTTGAAACTTTTCAGCACGACTTTTGTGATGTGCTACGTTCTCCTCAAGCACACTCACAATATCGTCCAACACAACATCCAGTGATGCGTCAGTGTCAAAATATTTTTGGATTGCTTCAGAAAGATACCTCTTCCTGCTCCATTCCATACTATAAGGTTTGTAGTCCATGATAATGGGTATATATGGGTGTATTATAGGGTGTTTAATCTTGGTTGTCAAGTTCTTTCAGGTAATCTATCCACCATTGAGGATTTTTTTCATATTTCCAATTAGGTACTTCCAATCCTCTTTCAGAATACCATTCCCAAAGTGCTTGGTCTATTTTTTCAGAAATTTCAATGCTTTTCATTCTTTTTGTCAATGTCTTCATATGGATTTTCCACATAGGATCCGTGTGGTCGTTTTGCATCGTCTTTTATATATTTAATTTCTAATACACTATTAGAAAACCATAATGATACTTTCATAATAATATAAATGATTGCAAGTGGTAAAAAACAGAGAGAAAGAATAACCGTATGCTTCATTGTTTATCCCAACATTTTTGAAATTTATCCCTCAACTCATTCAACTTGACCTGGTGCTGAAACTCCATGATATGGTCCTTTATTTCTTTCTCTTGCTCTGTGAATTCCATACGATATTTGAGTTTAGTATCAACAAGACGCACCATATCCATATAGAATTCGGTGCCTTTGTGTATAAACTCTTCGTATGTCAATCTCTCTGTCTCCAATCGGTTTCATCATCATCCCTCTTAAACCAATCGTGTAGATCTTCTGGAGAATCAAATCCACGAATACCAAATCTTTCGTGACCCAGACCACCAAGATCCATCTGATTCATAAAGTCGTCCAAATCACCTTCAACCATATCAGGATTCTCTGCCTTTCTTCTTGCCTGACGAAGTATTGTGGCAGCACTTCGGTTTGCTTTGGCAAGTTTTTCTGCCCAAATCATATCTTCCAGACTGACCTCTTCGTGAAGGGCAATCTTCTCACAGATTTCTTCAAGACGCAGACGGTATTGTGTAGAAAGCATAAGTTTTTCTAGATGTGATTTATTTATTTTTAGATTCTATCTCTTTCTGTATCTCTTCCGCAAGTTTATATGCTCTTCTCCACATAATATACTTCACAATTGGATTCGCAGGATTGTGAAGTATCCACCACTTTGTCTTTTCGTATTGAACTCTTACAATTTGAGTCAGTAAATAAAATCCTCTTGCTACAGACTCGTCTGTGACAATTAGGTATCCAATACAAAAGAATATGACAAAGTAGATGTATGTAGTATTCATCGTCTGATTGTTTTCAGATATTCTAGCACATTTTCTCTGACTGCCATCAACTCATTGTAACATTTCTGATTATGAGCACACTGTCGCAACTCATGGTCTGGTTTATGGACGGACTCGATAAACAAGTCAAGACCACGATTCCATTGTTCATTTGTCATCTTTTTTGATTGTTACAGGACAAAAAGGGATTGTCTTACGCACTTCCTGAATGATTTCTGATTTCTGAATCGGTGTCAATCCATTAAATTTTGTAAGACGATGAATGATGCTCAAGGCATCGGCACAAGATATGGTCGTTGCAAGTAATAGAGTAACCACCACTCTCTCCCATATTTCGAATATTTATCAAGAGAAACCTTTACTCTTAACCTTCTTTTTATCTTTGACGATTATAACATCTAAAAAATCTGGTATCTGGCAGTTTGCCCACCAATACCCCTGCGTGTCCTCCCAATTATCGAAAAATACCTTTTTGTTACTTTTCAGCACAACTTCATAGTCGTGCCTATCATAAGGTGCCTCAGATGTGACTTTAAATGTCTGTGTCATAGAAATTCGTTAAGAGTTGCGACCGATGCGCCTTTTGCGGACTTTTGAATGTAGGATTTTGCGGACTTATAATTGTTGGCAGTATGAACTTGTTGTCCATTATGAAGGATAATAAACTTTTTACCATAAGGCACCGCCGCCCACATTCCATCTTTGGTCACATAACCATTCGGGTCTCCTGGTTTTGAATTGAGAAGAGTTTCATTCTGGATATTCATTAAAATACTACAGTAGAGGACATAATACGGGCATTTGGATATTGTGCAAGAGCAACCCGAATCGCATCTTGTCGATTGCGAGCATAACACTCCACATGAAATGTCTGACCACTGACCATGCAAGTAATACGATGTCTCATGATTTAAAGCCTCACTTTTGAATGGTAGAAATTACAGGTTGACCCTGAACAAAGATGGTATCAGCAACGCTCTGAAGTCGTCGAGCAGTTGCAATACCAGTGTTACTATACACTGGAACATGAATAAAACCATAGGACTTCACATAATCTTCAGTTTTGCCAGGAATCAAAGAACCCTCTGAGAGGTTCCTAGAATCGTCTGGATGAAGGCGAATGACCCTCCCAATGGTCTGTGCCATAGCAATGTAATCAAGGTTCCTCATGAGGATGCAGGAGGTCAATCCAGGGCAGTCAATACCCTCTGAAAGAATGCTGTAATGAAGGAGAATGAATTTCTTAGAGGGATCGCTACCGTAGAACTTTAAGGTATTAAAAAACTCTTCTCTGGTAACTTTTTGATTGTTTACGAATGCACCATACTTGGAAGTAATCCAGAGAACATCATAACCATGAGATTGAACTTCAGTCATGAATTCAGTCTCAGCAAGCATACGAATCAAAACTTTGGTATTTGGTGCTGCCACAAGAACCTTTTGCATATTATCCTCATTCAGAATCGTATCCAAAAGAGTCATGCAATCACGTTCGGCGGCAAATTCCTTGTCACGATCAGAACTAATCTGTTGAGCACAAATTTGAGGAGGAACAATAAATCCACCAGAAACCATCTCAGGTGCAGAAATATTCACAATCATCTGACCGTAAACATGACCCCAGTTCATTCCAGGTTTATTAAACTGAGAAGAATACTTTGGGGTTGCTGTGTAAGAATAGAAACGTTTTGAACGTTCCGACAGTTTTTCTACAAAAGGAAAGAAGTTCTTCTGTACAGAATTATGTGCTTCATCCAGATGTGCAGTATCAATCTCAATATCTGCTTCAATCAAACGATGAAGGGAATGATAAGTTGTAAAGATCAGTTTATGTCCAGAAGTATTATTGACCCAATTACGAATCACACTTGGATTTGTAGAAGACTTATGAATTGTGTCTCCACTGTGACAATGAAACACTGAAGCATTAGTAATAAACTCCAAATACTCATGAGATAGTTGATTTGCAAGCATCAACCTTGGAGCAACTACAACAACAGTCTGATCTTGTTCTTGTTCAAATTGCTTCATGGTATCAAAGACACCAATAAGAGTCTTGCCTGCACCAGTGACAGCGCAGATAATACCCTTAGAGTGGTTGTCCATCATGCTCAGAGCACGTTGCTGGTGAGGTCGGAGTTGAATCACAGGTCTCATTGCGTATAAGACTATTATAGCACAAAGGGGTCTCTACCGATGAACCCTGTGACAGTTCCCTAACTGGTCACGGTAAGAACTCAGAGTCTCATCTTCAACCGGGACAAAGGTAGTCTACTGGTCTTCTTGTGTGTTGTCAAGTCACCATTTTTTTAGAGGACAATGCATTCCAGGTATTCTCACCTTCACGGGCATAAAACAACCACACTTCTTACATTGCTTTGTAGGTTTAAAGAATTGATCACACTGAAGACAAATCTTCATTTTATCAATAGAACCTCTAATTTCTTCACTGTTGCTCATTTTCTAACTCCTGCTCGGCAAGTCTTACAATTAGATCATCATCTTCATACATTAAACTTTCTAGTGCTTTTTCCATCGTAATATCATTTGTCAAAATATATTCTTCTACTTTCTTATCAAGTTCTTTTTTTAACGTATCATCATTATATTTCTTGATGAAATAGTCTGCCATAACATATGATATAATTACCTGATCTTTATGAAATGATGGTAAAGGTAGTCCACCATATAAAGTTGTTTGGACAGGAACTAAATCAACGTCTGGAACACTATCTGGATCAATCTCTTCTTCGCAGGCATATTCCTCTCTAGATACAAGTCCAGGTCCTTTGGAATTCTTTTTTCTTGTGGACTCTCTTTGTTCTCCAGCAGAGACATTCTTGTTTATTAGTGTTTCTGGGTTTGGAAGAAAATCTGGATCATAATATGAAACTGCATCATCAATATCTTCTGGTGATGCCTCTGGATCCACATAGACAATTGCCTTTGACTTATTCTCAAACTCAACTTTAATTTGAGATGGCATTACTTCTTTAATTGTATATTTCATGATGTGGTAATAATCTAGTTTATATATTTCTTATTTTAATCCTTTGTAAGCAGAATCTACTCCATTTGCAGTATCAATAACATAACCAGATCCAGCAACTGCTCTGCCTGCTGTTCCACCATCAGTTCCTGCTGCTCCATCAAGTCCATTAGTATAGTTTCCATTAAATCCTATATCACCATCATTTCCATCAACACCATTTTCACCCCAATCACCACCATCACCGCTAGTTCCACCAGTACCACCAGTTCCAGCATTTTTTCCACCGCCTATTCCACCATCTCCGTTTGTACCAAATGTTCTCGTTTGCAAATATCCTTGACCTAATCCACCATCTTTTCCATCTCCACCTTCTCCACCACTAGAATAATATGTGTTTGAATAACAATACTTACATTTCCTTTCCCATAAAGTGTAGTTAATACCATCACCACAAGATCTTATACTATTACATTCATCCTGACAGTTGCATGGGTGTGGTGGATTTAGTTGATAACATGGCATACTATTTCCACTACATGTGGTATTTGCCCAGTAAGACTCTCCACTTTCTGTCCAGGTTCCTCCTCCACCAGTTCCACCATCACCGCCTCCTCCTCCGCCGCCACCGCCGCCGTAGACTTGTGCAGAGGCACCAGAAGTCCTTATAGTGACCGTTCCGGTGCCATTTGTATCAATGTATATGGCATCTCCACCATCACCACCATTTTCTGTTTCAGTTCCTGCCGACCCACCAGTCCCCTGAATACTTCCAGTGATGATGAGAAGAACATTATAAACAGCAGAAGCATCTAAACTAGCTGCGGCATTACTATTAGTTGATCCAGTAGTTCCTGCAAGTGTTACTGTTTTTACAATAGTTTTACCAAGATTTCCATTCCATAAAGTAGAATCAGAAATATTCAAGTTCAAGTCAGTATCACCACCACCTTGATTTAGATTATAATATTTGATAGAGTTTCTGAATTGTGATGTTTTTAAGTTTGATGATGTTGCAATACTTGCATTTTCTGTGGCATCAGGCACAATCGGAGCAGTATTTGTTACGTCAGTAACTCTTAGAAGTTCTGAAGCACTTACGGACCCAGAAGAAGTCTCTTTAAAGTTACTTCTCAACTGACTGAAAGATATAGATCCGGAGGAAAAATATGGTCCGACCTTGCTTACTGTTAGAGACATATTAGAATAACTGGAGTGAAGTTGAACCTATACCAACAACAGTAAATACAATCCTATCAGGAGAAGAGTAATGTTCAATTTGTATGTTTTCAGTTGAAGCAGACAAACCTCCGCTACTTCTAAATCCACCACTGGCTACAAAATTGAATGCAGTAACAACTCCACTGTTGGCATTTATTCCACCAACGTTTACCTCAATTTCACTTGCCCTAATACCATTATTGACCACTAAACCATAATCTGTTGACCCAGCATCAGTACCAATAGCAACTGTATTACCCAATCCAACTAATGTTGCACTACTAAAGTCAACGCTTTCTGTTACCTCAAGTTGTGAAAGAGTGGTTATTCCCGAGGTATTATTTAAATTAGTATCAGTAAGTATAGAACCAAGAGTAATATTTCCAGTTATATCTCCAGCAACATTTAAATTTCCACCAACAAAAGCATTTCCTGTAACCGTAGAAGTTCCAACAACATGTAATGTATTTGTTGGTGCTGTTTGATTGATTCCCAACTTACCATCATAAGTGAGAGTCATTCTCTCTGAGTTTGTCTGACCATAAACCCACTTAAAGTTGCCAGTGCTTCCTGCACCAGTACCACCGTGAATAATAGTCTTAATGTCACCAACGTCATTATTGATAAAATCTAATACTCCAGCAGAATTTCCGAATCTTAATACTGCAGAGCTATTACCAACACCAACAGAGTTTCCAATACTGATTCTTGCCTGTCCACTATCAGAAACAACTTCTGCTAAAGATCCACTAGATTTTCTAATCTGAAGTTCTGATGTTGGAAGTGCTGTACCGATACCAAGTCTTCCAGAAGATAAAGCAGTAAATGCAGTTCCACCAGTTCCAACACTTATATTGGAAACTGAAATACTAGGATTACCAGTTAAAGATTGAGCAGTACTAGCAATTCCATCAAAATTTGAAGCAGTAACAACACCTGAAATACTGATACCACTAGGAAGTCTACTATTTGATAAAGTTCCGTTATCAATATTCGAAGCGTTAATTCCAGTTAAATCAGTTCCAAATCCACTAAAGGCATATGCAGTAACAACGCCAGAAACATTAATATCACTTGGAAGTCTACTATTTGATAAAGTTCCGTTATCAATATTCGAAGCGTTAATTCCAGTTAAACCAGTTCCAAATCCACTAAAACTAGAAGCAGTTACAATACCCGAAACATTAATGTCCGATGGTAACCTATCATTCGATAATGTTCCTGATGAAATATTGTCTGCATTGATTGTCGTAATACTAGCACCAGATCCGACAAAAGTTGATGCTGATATGGTGCCAACGCCAGCAAAACCTAGTGCTGTTACAATACCAGTGTAAGACGCATTTCCATCATTATTAATCGTTACAGCAACACCGACTTGAAAGTTTCCAGTTGGTAATGTTGATCCAATTCCAACATTAGATGTGGTAGAGATAGACCCACTATTTACGTACCAACCATCTACGGCAATTGCATAAATTCCAGTTAATCCCGCAGCACTTCCTGAGAAAGATGCTGCAGTTATTACTCCAGAAACAGATGCTTCAGTCGCACTAAAGGACCCAACTGTTGCTACTCCAACATTTAATCCACCTGCTGTAACAATTCCAGTAACTCTAGTATCACCATATACATTCAGCAAATATTCTTTTGGAATAGTTGTCCCAATTCCAACTAATCCATTCGAATTTACAACAAAATTATCGTCATCAACTTGAACACCGTTTCTGAAATTAAATGACTTACGAATATTTGCCATTATAGTCTTTTTAGTTATTTATCAGATAGTTTTTGCTCCAGTGCTTCCACCTTGTCTGAAAGGTCTTTAATTGCCTCTACAAGAAGTGGAACGACCTTATGATAATCAACTGCAAGATATCCATTATCTCTTGTTGTAACTGCCTCTGGCAATACTTTCTCAATCTCCTGTGCAATCAGACCAACATCGTGCCCAGACTTGTTAGACTTTTCGTTCCAATCAAATGTATAACCACCAAGTGAAAGGACTTTTGCAAGTGGATCATCAATAGGAGTAATGTTGTCCTTTAGTCTTTCGTCAGAAGTCCAGAATGCAGTGATGTCATCGGTTACACTCAGAGTACCAGTGATAGTGGTATTTGTCTGAATCGCAACTAGATTTCCTGCGACTGTTGAGAGTTTGAGATCACCAGATAATGTATCAATAGTATTGTCATCTGTTACTGCTACTTGTATATTACCAAAACTACCAGCAGAAGAAACAAGAGTTGATGTGGGTGCAATAATAAGATCTCCATCAACATTGATGTCTCCACCAACACTGATGTCTCCACCAACACTGAGAGTCTTTGCTATTCCAACACCACCAGAAACTACAAGTGCTCCTGTAGAAGTGCTTGTAGAATTGGTAGAATCGTTAATTGTAACAGCAGAATCTTTCAATTCAATTTTACCAGTTCCATTTGCTTGAATAATAACTGGTTGATTTGATACGGTATTGGAAATCGTATCACCATTGATTCTTATCTCATCAATATTTGCTTCACCAGTGACAGTCAAAATACCGACTACATTGATGTTATCTAAATCCGTAGTTCCATCAACGTCAATGCCTCCACTAACATTAATATCTCCACCAACATTTAAGTTTTCGCCAATACCAACACCACCCTTAACAGTTAAAGCACCCTTTCCTACAGAATCTGATGTTGTTGCGTTTGTAACTCTTACTTGACCACTAAAGGTTGATGTATCCTTACTTCTGATTTGTTTGTTAAATGTAACTGGACCATCAAACTGAGAAAGAACTGTGCCAGAGTCTCCACCCTCAACAAGAAGTCTTTCCTTAACAGTGACTTCATCATAGACGACACTTGACTTAGAAGGATCTTCACCTGTAACAGTTGGTCTTGGAATATCATAAGATGTAACTTCACCCGAAGAAGATGAAGTCTTGGTATTTCCAGTGAAGAAGTCTCCACTGTTATTCATACCAGTATAAACAACAATACCACCTGCTCTTTCTTGAGATTGGACTAAGAAATCTTCTCTTTCTGTGAGAGACTTAACTTGAACTTGAGGAAGACCAGTTGAATAGTTACCTGGACCATAACCAAGATATTCAAATGTATGTCCAGAAGCACGAAGAATAGATGGTCTGCGGAATTCAACTGCGATTGGATTAATCTTACGAATCAGAGATCCAGCATCATGTGCTTCCTTTCTTGTTCCGAGAGCACCACGAATAACATCAAACTGAGTGTTGTTGTTTGATGTTGTAATTCTCATAATCTCATTATCAATCTGAATGTAAGATCCAAGTGAGAATCTTGCAGCAGTGCCAATACCAGAGTTGATAGAAGAAATGACTAATGTTGTTGCTAAAGTATCGTCTGTAATTGCAGTTGAGAGACTAGTAATTTCATTATCATATAAAGAAACCTGACGAATTCCGAAGTTTTCTTCTCTGATATCTGAAATTGCTTCATTTGCAGAGAAACCGTGCTTCAGAATATATCCATTTGTAGCACTAAGAGATTGATGAGTAATTGCAGTAAATGAATTAACATTTATTCTTTCTTCAACAACATAGTCTCCAAGATTATTATTAGAAGAGTTGATGACTCTAAACTTATTACCCTTCAATAATCCGTGAGGAGTTGCAGTTGTAAAGGTTGTAATCCCAGTTGCAGAAACATATGGACTAGAATCAATTTTAGATGATGGACCTATAATAAATGCATATTGACCTGCGATTGGTGTTGGGTCTCCAGCAGTCTTAGCAACTGAAATTTGAGTTTGAGAATTGACAGCACTAATTCGATAGTATCCGTCAGTAACGGTTCCCACACCAGTTACTTGAACTACATCACCAATGCTAGTAGAAATTCCTGCAGTTGAAATTGTATATTTTGCGTTAACACCACTACCAACCCTAGAAGAATCGAGATAAAGTTCTTCATTATTTGTATATCCAGATCCTCCAGAAATAATGGTGACGGAACTTACATTTCCACCAGACTCTACGACAACCTTTGCAGTTGCACCTTTCCAAGTTCCTACTGCAGGATTTGCATCAGTATTCAATAGTTTTACATCATAATATGTGCCTGGATTGTAATTTGCATTTGGGGTATATAAAGTTCCAGTGACAATACTACCAAGACCGTGCCTTCTATCAAAAGTTAAAGATGCACTTGATGTTGATGCAGAAACTGTTTGAATTGTTTGTCCAACTCTTAAAGTAGTTGATAGTTTATCAATACTTTCTCTTGTAATACTCTTCTTAAGGTCACTTGTATTTGTATCGCCAATAGGAGCACGAAGAGCAAATGTCTTTGCTGAAGGTGGGTTTGTATTAATATTATCTCTATCTAATTGTGGATAAAGATCTACAGGACTTTGTGAATATTCAAGATTTGTAAACTCTTCTGTAATCGCATTATTTGCATTTAAAACATACAAGTGGTAAATTCCATCTTGTGCTCCTTCAACATATGGAGAAATGACTTCATTACGATAAACATAGAGATTTGATTTCCAATCGTTTCTTTCAAAACGAGGAAGATCTCTTACTTGGTCTGCTGTCGTTCTCGAATTAATATCGTTAGTGCTTGATGCTCCTGGTGTATGAACTTTTCCATTTACACCAATTACTGAGTGTGTGAATGACATATCATTCACAATTGATGCTACAGCAAACTTACCGTTATATCCTCTATCATACAGACCACTTGGATTATTAGCATCGGTTACATTACGAATGACTACCAAATCTCCTACATTCAATCCATGTGGGAGTGAAGTTAATACTGTAACTGTTGTAGATGCTAAGGTGCAAGTTGTAATAAATCTGGGATTTTTATCATACTCAAAGTCAGTGCTAGCAATACTTGTGCGAGTAAAGTCTCCTGCTCTTGCACCTGTTGTGCTAGACTCCTGAAGAATAAATCCATCTTCAGGATCTTTTGCACCAGATAGTTCTTTTGGAATAACGACTCTTAACTTATAAACTTTTTCGTCTAAACTTCTATCATCAACAATTCTCTTTACATAAGTTAAGTCTGTAGTTTCACTGAGTCCTTCAACACCTAAAGCATTGAGTTGATTATAAATTTCATTTGCAGAATTGACTGTAATATACCAGTTGTTTACACTTGGATCAGAATCAAACCGAATAGGAGATCCAATGTCTCCAGATGCTTTATCAGAGACTCTACTGTAAACTTTGAGTTGCTCTCCACCATAAATTGTTAGTGATTCATTGTTTAGAGCATTTGTAAATGAAGTTGATAATTTAATTTGTGTAGAATTAACGCTAATTGCATAATAAACAATATGTGAAGTTACATTTTCTGGTAAGTCCCCAGTTTCACTATTGATGATAATCTTTTCACCAGTTTGTAGTGTATGTGTGCCAAGAGTAAGAATAGATGAAGAAACGCTAGATACATCATAAACTTTATATGCACTCGTTACACCATCCTGCATATAAATGTTTGCAGAATATTCAGTGTTATTGATCGAAAGATATAATTTATCGTTATGACGAGCACCAATTCTGTAACCTTGTGTGACACTTACAGGAAGACTGTCTACAGCATTTAATCCATAGAGATATAGATGAGTTGATATACCAACAGAAGTTGTCAGTCCAACATCAATCGATAACCATTCAATATCTTCTTCAGTTGTGATATCAACATCTCTTGGAGTAATAATAGAAGTAATAAAGGCATTGTTGTCTTTATCAAATGCAGATGCTTTGAAACCATCAGAGTTGAGAGATATCTGACCAAAGTTTGAGTTGGAGTTTGTGATTGAAGCATCACCACCAGACTCAATATCAAAGTGCTTATTAAATCCGATTGCAAATACAGATACTACCTGAATAAAAGAATCATCGGTAATCTTAATGTGACTTGATTCCCAACCTTGTCTGTAAATTGCATCAGGGTCTAAGTGATAAACTTTTGCTGTGTCTGTTTGAGAGGAACCAGTTGGTAAATCTCCACCATAAACTGTGCTATAGTTTACACCATTATAAGATCTTGAAATTGGGTCATATTTTACGAATGCTCTATCATCTTTTTGTAGAGACACAGCGGTAAACTGTGCAACGACCATTGAGCGGAAACCTGATGCTTTGCTACCATCAGCGTGCATTCCATTCATACCCCACACTGATCTCAATGAGCAGTTGAAGATATAAGGAGAAGCGCCAGATACAGTATCAGTTTCAACAGTAACAGTTGCTCCATTCACTATTGGGGTTGGATCTAAAGTAATTGGGAAAGTCTCAAGTAAGTATGTAAATTGAGTTGCACTTAAGACATTTTGTACTTTTGTAGAAATATTATAGGTTGAAGAACCGACTCCCCTAATCTTAATTGGTGTACCAGCATTTAAGTTATGATCTTCGGCAGTTGTAACTGTAACTAATGTGCTTGCTGTAGTTCCATTACCAGAAATAACCGATTGAATATCAATAGGGTCTGTAGCAAATGCTCCAACAATCTGCCACTCCGGATCCCTTTTTGCAAAATCTTCATCACTCGCAGGAAACTTTGAATCTATAGGGATTATTCGATATGAATTAAATGCATTCGAAAGTTTACTATAATACATATCAAGGTCAGTAAGACCATATGTACCAACTTCATTAACACCATCTGCATATTCAAAACAAGTTAGTTTATGGTGCGAAAATTTTGGAATTGATTGATATTCACTCGTAAAGAATGATGGATGAGTATAAACAAGACCAGACTCATCAGCATCAAAAAATGAAAACTGCCAGAAGTAACACGCTCCAGTAACTCTAAAGATTGCAGACTTTCCAACTAAAGGATCAGTTGGGTTTGGAATATACTTTGGTCTGACTTTTGTTTTTCTTAAATCTAAACCAACAATAGATGTGCCTCTAGGTACAATAATACCACCATTGACACTATTAAACTTATAGAGGATATTATCTTCTTGTGTAAGATCAAAGTTAGAATCTAATTCTAATGATAAAAGAGACAATGCTGGAGTTCCTACACCACCAGTTGGAGGAACAGCATAAGCAATTCCACCATTATCATAGATAGCAAATCCAGGTCTATTGTCAATTAAGTGCTCACCTGGCCAAACTAAAATTGTAGTTTTTTCTACTATATCATTATCTTTTCCATTTACGAAAGAAAATCTTGCCGCTTCTAAAAGTGCTCTCTGAATCGTTTTAAAAGGCTGTGCAAGAGAATTGCCAGTATTAGTAATCGAATCTGTAGCGTCTAAATCATTGGGGTTTACATATAGTGTACGCCCGTCAGTATTTTTGATAAAGTTACTTAACTTATTCAGTGGCATTTTATTATGACTTCGAAGATATTGCTATCTTTTATTTATGAGGACAAATCTTCCCCATATTCAAACTCAAAGTCTTCTGGAAGGTCTTCTGGATTTTCTAATTCTACAGGAAACAACATTGGATGTGCCTCTTCAGATATCAAGTAGAAAGAGTTTTTATATAAATCGTCTGGTTCAAATGTGCGTTGTTTATCTGCTTCCCTACAAAGATCTATATCATACAAATGACCATCTGGTAATTCATCAAAAGTGAATGGAATTCCACTGATAAAATACATCTTCACAATCATACTGCCATTGTTATACCAACAGTATGCGTGATCGATATGATAAGACATAGGACTTACTCCCGTATCTTATATTTATTTAAATAGGAGTGGAGGGACTCGAACCCCCAGCCGCGCACTAATCTGGTGCATACAGAAGGTATAAGCTTCTCGCTCTGCCAATTGAGCTACACTCCCATAAAACCCAAATTAATTATATTAAATATGGATTAATTTGTCAAGATGCCTCGTTATTACACTCAGTGTATATTCGGAGAAGTTCATCATCTACTGGTATCATAACTGCTGCTTTACCATCATCTCCCATAATACCTATATGCTCTCCATTTTCTACCCTCTCAAGGAGGGAATCAAAGTTGTCTTCCCATTCCTTAATCGTAAATACTTCCATCAATACTCTTCTCCCTGAATAGCAAGGTCAGCATACTCAATCTGGTCTTCATTAAGGTTAGCAATCACAACTTCCAGGACATTCATAAACTCTTGGACAGTATCACAGTTTACCATCTTTTCATTGCCTTCATCGCTGATAAGGAGGAAGGAGCGAGTGCAAACGTCAATAACGATGCCGAGAACAGATTCTTGTGCGGTGCCCATTGGGTGTTCCGTTGATTACCCCAGTATTATAGGGCATCTGGGGTTGGATGTCAACTGTGCCAGTCAGGAAACTGGTTATTGATACTTAATACAAACGAGTAGTGCTACGTTGCGTGGTCGGGTTTCAGAGTCACCACCGTTGATGGTGTGCGTGTGTGAACCGGCGTTTCCAGTAGTTCTACCACTGCTGGTTGTGCCAGTATTTGCTCCACCACCACCTTGACCACCACCATTTCCATTGTAATAATCTGTATAACCATGGTTGTGGTTGCCAGGGTTACTAGTACCAAACGGATTGTTAGGTAGTGCAGTAGAGTCACTTTGACTTGATCCAATTGTACGACCACTATCTACACCACGACTATCATCCCAACCACGCAGAAACTCACCACGAAGGTCAGGTAAATTAAATGAAGATCCAGAACCGCCAAAAGTATATCCAAAAACAGAAAACAAATCCGAATAAGTTGAAGTATTTAAAGAAGCACCATTAGCTTTTAGATATCCATCTGGAGGAGAAGATGATGGATAATATATTATACTCCCTATTGGACCAGATCCTGATCCTGATCCTCCACCAACATCTACCCAAGCACCGCCATCTCTTATTTTTATTGCCATAAGATATACTAACTAATTCCTAAAAGTAATTTAAGTTCTTCAATGCTTAAACCTGCATTTGCCAATTTTTCTTCTGGTGTCAATTCTGGTTGAGGGGGAAGATCCTCAACAACCCAACCATCATTCCAAGATAAGGTTTGATTTTCTGTAATTATT